CCAGAGGCGCGAAATCAGCCCTTCATCTATCAGTCCGGATCAATCTCCCGGATCAGCGCGGACGACACGACGCCTGTTGACGATGAAATCAAGCCGCCTGTGGCCGGGAATCTCTGCAAGCGGTGTGAAAAGGACACGAAAAACAAGGCATTTTGCCCCTGGTGCGGGGCGAAAACGGGGTTATAGGAGGGGAAATGACCGACCTACCGAACAAGGAACTGTTGAGGCCCGATGAAGTCGCGGCATATTATTCAGTTAAGGAAAAAACTGTCCGGGGATGGATAGCAACAGGCAAACTGCTGGCCGTTAAGGTCGTTAAGGGCTGGCGAATCCACAAACAAGACGCCCTTGATCTCCAAAAGCCAAATATCGACTAATTCCATTCCGTTTGTGTCCGTTTTTGTCCGTTTGCGCTTTGCGTCCCGCCTTTTTCTTCTTTACTCTACAATCAAACAATAAATTTCGAAAACGTGGTGCTTGGTATGGCTTAGATGGCCCTTCTCACGGCGCAAGGATTAAAGAATCCCGAAACGGCGGGCATTTGACGCGGTATTTTCGGGATTTTGTCGTTTGGGAGAACGGAAATCATGGGTAAAGTAATGGAAATGTCGTGGAATAGGGACGGCAGATACTATGAAACGACAACAGAAGATCTCGAAAGGGCGCTAACAAGGGGATCGACAAAGCCGAGCGTCTTTGATGATTATTGGTATGGCCGCGTCGAATCGCCCACGGCCTCCGGCGTATCGGTCGATGAAAGCTCCTGTCTAAGATTCTCCCCCGTCTTTGCCGCAGTCCGAAAAATCAGCGAAACCATAGCTTCATTGCCACTTTTCGTCTATCGGGAGGGAGAAAACGGCAAGAAAAAGGACAAAAAACACCCGCTTTATCCCATCTTACACCTACAACCGAACCCGGAACAGACCCGAATCCAGATGTGGGAGGCGCTCATGGCGCACCTGCTCCTTTGGGGCAACTGCTACTGCCACATCCAACAGGACTTGCTCGGCAGGCCGATTGCCCTTTGGCCCCTCGACCCTTCACGCATAGAAGTCACACGCCTGACGGAAAACGGGCCTCTCGTCTATCAATACCGCATGACGGACAACGGCGAAAAGGTGAATTTCCCGGCCTGGGAGATCCTCCACATCGCCGGATTGGGCTTCAACGGCCTGTCGGGTTACTCGGTCATCACGCTGGCGCGGGAGGGGATCGCAACGGGGCTTGCCTATGAGGAGTATGCCGGGCGGTTCTTCTCCAACAACGCCACGCCTGCCGGGTTCATCGAAGTTCCTGGTGTCATCAACGATGAGTCGAGAAGGGCGATCAAAAAGGATTGGTATGCGAATTATGGAGGGGTGTCAAAGTCTCAAATGGTCGGAATCATTGGCCAGGGGATGAAATTTAACCCCATTTCCGTCAATGCAGCGGATGCTCAATTCCTGGAGCAGAGGAAATTCACCGTCACGGAGGTTTGCCGCTGGTTCAATATCGCGCCCCACATGATTTTCGACCTTGAACGCTCCACAAACAACAACATCGAACAGCAGTCCCTTGAATCCGTCATTTACACCTTCCGCCCCTGGTGCGTCCGAATCGAGCAGGCGATCAAGTGCAAGATGATCTTTGAAGATGATGTGTTTGCGGAACACCGGCTCGAAGGGCTTTTAAGAGGCGATACGGCGGCCCGGACCGCCTATTACACGGCGGGCCGTCAATGGGGTTGGCTGTCCATAAACGATATTCGGGAGCTTGAAAATATGGAGCTGATCGACGGCGGGGATGAATATCTGACTCCGATGAATATGCAGGAGATCGGGGAAAATCCCGAGCCGCCCTCGAGGGATACAAAATTGATCGCCTTGCAGGGCAAAGCATGAGGAGAACGACCGATGACTGAAAAAAAATATCACGAGATTCCGGTGCAGGATGGGGATTTTCTGAAAGAGTCATTCGCAACGATGGATGTCAACGTAGATCAGGGCATCCGGGCCGCAACCGGAAAATTGAAGGGTGACGAAACGATCCACATCCGGGCCTATGAGTTCGACGCCGAACGATGGTCGCTTTCCGATGCTGAAAAATGGGTGAGCGATCATCAAAAGCGGAATGGCATTGAAAAACGCTCGTTTGATACCGTGATCGGCTTCTCCAAGGAGGATCGGAATGAGGTCCGGCTCCGGGGGTTGGCGATCCCCTATAACCGGATTTCAAACAATCCGATCCAGGGGATGCCGGAAATGAAAGAAAAAATCCATCCGGGCGCATTTACGAAGTCGCTTGAAAGCGGGCGCGACGTGATGATGCTCTGGAATCACGAGCTTAAATATATCTTTGGCCGGACCACAAGGGGAACATTGGAGCTGCATGAAGGGCCTGAAGGAGTGTCTTTTTCCAATGTGCCGCCGGAATCGGGATGGGCCAAAGACCTGCTGCCCTCGATCAAGCGGGGGGATTACAGCAACATGAGTTTCGGGTTTACCGAGGATGTCAAGCCGTATCTGACGCGGGAGAATGGCAAGTTTGTGCGGAACGTCACACAGGCCACGCTGCATGAGATCTCTCTGGTGCCTTATGCGGTTTACGAAACGACATCAATCGGGATGAGGAGCGCGGATCGATTCATTATTGACGGGATGGTCGTGCCTGATCCGGCTTTGGAACAGAAAAGGGAAATTGAGGAACTTGACAAGTTTGCACAGGTCGAGGCGCAATTCAACAAACTCAGAGAGCAATGGAAATAAAGGAGGAATATCACAATGGCATCTTTAGACAGGACAATAGAATTGACGAAGCTCATTCAGAGCCGGATGGCCGAATGCGAGGCTATGAAGAACAAGGCGCAAGACGAAAACCGGCATCTCAATGAGGAGGAAAGGAAGCGTTTCGGTGAGTTTATGACAGATGTTTCCGTCTATACGGAGGAGCTGGAGCTCGAAAAAAAGGAGGCGGCGGTTAGGGAACGGTTGGCAAGACCGATGAGCGATGGGGTGAGACCAAATGTTGATCCCGCAAAAGATGAGCTTCAGGAGCGTTTTCCCGGCCTTCCGGCAAAAGAGGACAGGTTCGCAACCTTCGGGGATGCGCTTGTTGCAGTCCGGAATGCGGCCAACCCCTCAATGGGCGTTGACAGGAAGCTCCGCGCACCGGCGGGCATGAGCGAGGGGCAGCCAGCAGACGGCGGGTTCCTGCTCCAGATGGACTACGCTTCGGAAATCAAAAAGCGGATGTTCTCAACCGGGCAGATTCTCCCGAGACTGACCCGGCTACCCGTCGGCTCCAACAGCAACTCGATCACGATTCCCGCAGCGGCGGACGACACCGAAAGCGCGGGCGTGTTCGGCGGCATCATCGCCTACTGGCTGGCAGAAGCTGGAAACAAGGCAACCAGCGCCCCGCACTTCCGGGAAATGGTCCTGAAGTTGAAGAAAATGGCGGTGGTGGTCCCGACGACAGATGAGCTGCTCAATGACAAGGTGACGCTGGAAGCCTTCATCCGAACCGGCTCGAACCTTGCCCTCGTGAAAGAGGCCGAGAAGCAGGTTATCCGTGGCGTGGGTGCGGGGCAGCCTCTGGGCATCCTCAACAGCGGGTGCCTCGTGACAGTATCAGCCGAAACCGGCCAGCTCGCGGACACCGTCGTTTACGAGAACATCGTGAACATGTGGTCCCGTTTGTTCGCGGACAGCAGGCCCAACGCGGTCTGGTTGATCAACCAGAGCATCGAACCGCAGCTCTACACGATGGGGATCAGTGTAGGCGTCGGCGGATCTCCGGTCTATATGCCGCCTGGTGGCGCGAGTGCGGCTCCTTACGGGACGCTGTTCGGTCGCCCGGTTATCCCCTGCAACCATTGCAGCAAGCTCGGTGACGTGGGCGACATCATCCTGGCCGACTTCGGGGAATACCTCTGGATCGAAAAGGGCGGGGTTCAGGAAGCGACTTCGATCCACTACGCCTTCATCACGGATGAAACCTATTACCGTTTCGTGATGCGGTGCGATGGACAGCCCGCATGGAGCAAGGTTTTCACTCCCGAACAGGCGACGACGGCAACGCAGTCGCCGTTCGTGACCCTGGCGGCCCGATAACGAATAACCGGGAGGGGTTCGCCTCTCCCGTCAATGAATCAAGGAGGAAACAGAAATGAACATTGCAATGGAGAAAAAAATTGTGTGGCTGGCTGAGGATATTGACATAGACACAGCGGCCACTAACCCGTCTGATGGGATCAACATGAAGAACTATCATGACTGCCTTTTCGTGGTTCATTACATCGACCTGGGGACCGCGAATCACTACGTCCGGGTGCAGAGCGGAGCCACGGAGGG